CGGACAGACCCGCGATACCGAGACCCGTAGCCTGAGAGACCAAGGACGGTGACGGTGCTGTCGAAGCAGCGAGGGTCTGCTGTGTAGACGGAGCGCCTTTGTAGATATCGGACAGGAACGAGATACGTTGGAACGGCTCATACTGTGCCTGAAGCGAGGTTTGACGCGCGGCGTCGAGAACCTTCTGCTGATACCCCTGCAATTGACCGCCGAGGTTGTACATGAAGGACACGTCGCCCTGACCAAGGCCCGAGGTGAGTTGTCCAAGTTGCGCCTGCTGCTGACCAAGACCTGCAATACCGGCAGCGCCCGCCTGCTGTAGTTGGCCCGCCGAAACCGCGGCCTGACCAAGCTGCTGCCCCGCAGCCAAACCAAGTTGGCCCGCGCCCAAAGCCATGTTGCCGGCCTGCTGCAAACGGGCCTGCTGGTTCTGAAAAGCGTTCATCGCAGCTTGCTGCGCCTGCTGATAGTTGGTCGAGTAATCCTGTGCTGCAGTGCGAGCCTGTTGCTCAAGCACGTTGCGCTGAAGTTCTCCGCGCTGAACGCCTTCTCGGCTACCGCCAAAGGCTCCCGAGCGAACGGCCTGCGCCGCAATACCGGTTTCCGCAATGCGACCCTGACGAGCAATCTCACCGAGGGTGGCCTGCGTTGCCGCCTGCTGGTACGGGTTCATGTAGTCATAGACGGCATTCGGGTTGTAGCCCTGCGCCCCCGCAAAACCCGCTGCTGTGCCGATGTCCGCCGCACCGACGGCACGTTGCGCCCCACCGGTAACAGCACCAATAGCCTGCTGACCATACATGGGGAGACCGGCATACAGGCCCCCAGCCTGTTGATAGGCCGTACCCGCCTGTTCAAGATAGGGGCGGTAGGAGCCGATTCCCTCCTGAGCCATGCGAACAGCTTGCTGCTGTTCGGGGGACAGGCCAGCAATCTGATAAGCTGGAAGGTTTACCGGGACGTTAGCGCGTTCCTTGGCCAGTTGAAGAAGGCCAAGCTTATAGGCTTCAATCTCGGGGGCTTCCCGAACAATCTGTTCCTGAATGGTTGTCTCAGCCATGTCAGGCCCTCTTTTCCAACTGGTTCATGAGTTTATAGAGCCGCTTGGCCCCCTTGATGCGGCTTCCGTCACCGGCTCCGCGGACAGCCTTGGCCGTCAAAACAAATTCGCCGTCGCTCAGCATGGCTGGGACATCGTCGCTCGTGCCGGTTCCCGGTCCGTTAATGTGACCACCGTCCTTGGCGTAGTAGCGCGGCATCTGACCGTAGTACCCGGTCGGGAATGCCGGAGAAACTGTGGGGACGATTGTGGGAGGCGCGACGGGCTGCGCTTGGAAGTTTGCCGGATTGAACCCATACTGAGAGGGGTTCTGCGCAAGGAGTGTGGAGCCCGTCACACCGGGTGTCGTAAGAACCGGTTGGGGTTGACCACCCTGCTTCCCAGAACCGCTGAGAAGCAGACCCGCGCCACCGGCCAAGGCTAGAGCAGGTAAAGGATTAGCTTTAACCCAATCACCCACGCCGCCGAAAAGATTCCCGAGACCACCGGCAACGGGAGTGTTTGCTGCAACAACGTCGGGACTTGAGGCATACGGTTGTCCGCCCACAGTGGCGTTAACGCCGGTGGCTTCAAAGACTGCCCGACTATTTGGGATTGGAGTGTTGGGGCTTAACACGCCTCTCGCTGAGAGCGGGGTGTTGGCCGCAGAAGCGTCAATTCCGCCGCCACCGTCTGGAATCCCCTCAAGACCAGACCCCGGACCAATGCCAGACGCGCCTTCTGCCCCAGTGGCGCCACCGCCAAAGATGCCGGAGATGCCACCTGGCGCAAGAGATGCTGCGGCGTAGCTGCCAAGACCACCGAGCAAAGCGCTTGTCAGGGCTTGAGCGGGCTTCTGACCGGCGATGAGACCGCCCACGCCAGAACCGACAGCGCCGACAATGGCCGAACCTGCCGCTGCCGATAGGCCAAGGGCGCCGCCGACGGCAGCACCGAGACCCGGAACAACAAAGTTCAGGGCAACGGGGAGAATGACCGGTGCAGCCTTCTTCAAGAAGTTGCCGACCTTGGACCAGAAACTCTTAAACTCCGGCAGGCCCGTTGCCGGGTTAATCGTACCGTAGCCGCCCATAGCCTTGAGGGCTTGCGCTTCGCGGGGTGTGATGTGGGCAAGCATTGTGTCGCCGTGACGGCCGGCCTTACGGACCTTCTCGGCCATCGACACTAGACCGCCCTTTGCAAACGCTTCTGGGCGACGGACCTCTTCAAGGGCCGACATAATCATTTGGCGAAGGATGCTGAAGAAAGTGGGGACGTACTCGCCGGGAAGATCGCCCGGCTCTACAATCCCACGCTGAATGAGGTTGGCCACAGAGCGCTTGTAGTTGCCAGCATTCTGCATCAGGTAATCAACACCGCCCAAGAAGTCCCGAAGCTCCGGCTCGGAAAACTCTTTGAGATCATTGGACAGTTCGCGCAGTTGCTCAATCTCGTCGTTCGAGACCTTCATCAAAAGACGACCGAGCGTCCCCGCTTCCTCGGTGGAGATACCGGGAGCGCCGCCCGCTTGGGCCGGCATATCTGTTGGAAGTGCTGCGATACCCTGCATAACCAGTTCCTTGATTGGATAAGAGCAGGGGCCGTAGTCCTGTTGCGGCCCCCAAACCTACCTTTTTCAGACCGTTACAGCAACTGCTCCGACGGATGCCGTTGCTGAAATACCTGCCGGATAGGGCTCATTTGCGCGAACAACCTTGAGCACGCCATCCACTTGAAAGAGTGTCCCAACCTCAAGCCCATAATCATTGGACTGGAGATTGGTGAAAACTGTTGTTGTTTGCCGTCCTTCGCCAGGCGACCGGATAGCAACAACGAGGCGGTTCAGCGAATTGATGAGGTCCGCCATATAACGCTGGTCGTAGTTTGGCCCCGGAAGGGGGAAGGTCGGAAACTGGACCCGTTGATCCATTACCGTCTCCCGTCCGGACGAATGTCGAGACGCGGGCTACCCAAGCGCCAACCCATATCGACTTCGTTGCTCTCGACCCGGAGAACAACGGACCGCCCACGGAGACGGACAAAAGCCTGATCCGTGTACTGGCCAATTGGTGTACTCGCCACCTTCACAATCGGAGAGGTTTCGTTTTGGGAGTAGTTCTGGCCGGGGTAGTTTTGCATCTTCAGAACAAGGTCTACGGTTTTTCCCGTGCCCTGAGATCCGGGGGTACGGATGTTCAGGTCCGGGATGATTCGATTGACGAACATGAACTGATCGCCGTCGCTGATATCGAAAGGCGAGCTTTCGATATACGCGTTGAGCGGTAGGTTGGGGACCGTGCTGCCGTCGTTCTGCCCGTACTCGTGATAGTAGAGCTTGTTATCGGCGGGGCTTGAGGCCGTGGGATACTGACGGAGAACCCGGTCGATCCATGCCGTGCGGGCCAGACTGCCGTAGCTCCACACCTGCTCGACATAGTTATACGTCACGTAGCTATCGCAGTCAGTCCCGCTCGTGCTCTGATAGAACCATGTTACCTCGTTGAACGAGACGTTGACCCCGGCGTTGATCTTGTCGCCTTGAGTCATGTCCACACGTTCAAAGATGTACTCTTGGATCGGGCACTGGATGCGCTGCACCTGACCGGTGAACACATAGAAGCCGTCCTTCGCCATCCAAAAGACGGCGTCGTCCACCGCGATTGCAGCGTTGAAGCCGGCAATCGAAATGTTGTTCGCCATCGCATCAATGCCAAAGGTGTACGGGGGACCAATGAACTGCATCGAATAAAGTGCAGAGTTCGTAAAGATCGCGACTGCTCTCTTGGTTTCAACGGCGCAGACGATGTAGCTGCCATTGCCAAGACGGAGATCCCCGGCCGTGTTATCTGGTGTGGAGGTCCACGTTGAATAATCTTCTTGGTTGCTCCAGCGAACGATCATGGGGTCTTGAATGCCGTCGCCAAAATCGGCGCCGAACGCAATCACATGACGATCACGGTCAGAGACCAGAATCTGCGTAGCCTTTGTTGGGCAAGTTGGATCAGAGGACAAGGAGTCGAGAGCGACAGCGCGAGTGCCAAAACCGGTCGTGTAATCCCAGTAATAAATGCCGGCGTTCTGCGCATTGAAGATCAGGTCTTCGCCGTAATTGTCCATGGACCACAGACGAAGAGCCGTGATAGCGCTGCCATCTGCAGGCTGACCCCAACCACGATCCCCGGCTTCAGCGTATGCCGTCACCGTTCCACCGCCCGTGGCAGAGGAAGTAGCGGTCGTGCTGACCGTAATCGAATAACTGTTGGCATTGATGTATGTGATCTGGAATGTAGCAGCAAAATACCCGGCCGAAATACCACCGACCGCGGATGCGCCCGAGAACGCAACATACTTGCCCGTCGTCAGACCGTGACCCGTGTGAGCGACGGTGACAACAGCGGATCCAGAGGACGTCGTGAACGGGTTCGTCAGGGTCGAGACGGTGGGGATAGGCCATACGCCTGCGCCCCAGCCGTCGCCACCGAGGCTTTGATCCGTTCCGACGTTGATCTGATAGGAGGCTTGGACCGAAGTGCCACCGTTGCCCGTGTCAGAGGCGTTTGCAACAACGCCTACGTTGATCTGATATTGATTGGCACTAAGGCGAGAAGTGACCTGAAACTCTTGGTTGAGGACCACCGCCGTGATGTTGCCGCCAAGAGAGACAGCATTCGTAAAGGTTACGAAGTCGCCCTCATAGGCGCCGTGACCGACGTCAGTGACAGTGATCGTCGAAGATCCGTTCGTCGCGGTGAATGGATTGTTGAGCGTGACCACCCGGCGTAGAGGAGTGATGTCGTTATAGTAGGTTCCCTCTTCGACGTAGAACTTTAGATTCGTTCCAACGCCCATGAGGTTGGACGAGTCGAGCGCGGCCCAATTGTGCAGAGCGCGGCACGTGCCGAGGAAGGTCTCATTGCTGTAGGGTTGCCAGCCGCCAATGGACTCGGGAAACCCAAGCCTGAAGCGGACAAGGTTTACGTCTCGCCAGCCGCCTTCATTGGTGTATGCCGTCTGATCACGGACAACCCCAGGGCGGAACTGAAGTTTGGTCAGAGGCATTCACTTGGTCCTTAGTCGGCCGGGGCGATAACGAGCTTGCCCTCTTCTACCAGCTTCATGATGTTTTGGTAATCCGTGTTGGCGGGGTCAATCGGCACAATGGATGGGACGTCGTTAATGTCCACTTTGATCCCAGCAAGATTTCCAAATTGATCGTTGTAGTATTGAGCGTTACTGTACATCGGTTAAAGCTCCGCGCTTGCAGTGATAAGACCATTAGCCGCAGCGGTTTGATAATAATTAAACCCTTCTGTTGAATTAGCGCCCGTAGAAAATCCTGCTCCTGCGCTAGAAACGGTTGCTGCCGCTCTCATGCTCACTTTATAAAAAAACTGATAAGCAGTAACGCTTGAAGGCGGAATGACTACTGTAGCAGCTTGGTAATATCGCTGACACAACGCTAATTCTTGCGGATAAAGCCGCCGCTCGAATGGCGTTGCAGCGGTTCCAACTTCTAGCTGGACGCCTGTGAGGTAGAAGTTCCCGGAGGAGTTTCCGATAACGGAGATAGCGCTGGTTGCCGACAGGATGTTTCCCGCGACCCATGCTCCGGCAGTCCCACTATAAGTAGAGCCCACACCAAGGCCGAAGGTTACGACAAGGCCTGACGTGTTGTCCGTGGCCCATGTTCCCGTTGTGTCGCCTGGGATAGTGACAGTCTTGTACTCGTAGGTGTCCGCCGCGGAAATTGTATAGGTGAACGGATAGCTACGATTCAAAGACCCGTTTCTGATTGAGCCACCAAACGTCCCAGTAAGAGAGGATCTAACCCAGAAAGAGAGGGTGACGGTCTTAGCTGACGCCGTGCCCCACGCAAGATCAGCAATGTTAAAGCCTTCAACCTGTTGAGTTGTTGCAACGTATTGAGTTGCGCCAAGACTTGCATCGGCAGTCCCAGTTTCAAAATACATGGCGTTCTTGAAACCCGCCGGAGCGTTCGTTGTTTGACGAACGGTCATGGTTCCATCTGTGTCTTCGGTAGAAGCCCAACGGTCGAGAGTGTATTGGGCGCTCGAAGTAAGCGTGACGGTGCCGGTTCCGCGCTGGTAAATTTCCATCGCGCCGTTGATGATCTTATTCCGCATCGCAAACGGGGATGCCATCGCAATGGTTCCCCCCGCAGTCGCGTTGCCGGACGAGTCGAGGACGATGTTCGGAGAGGCCGAAGAAGCGTGTTGAAGATTAGTGGCCTTTAAGGTGGACATCTATCAGCCCTCGTACATCACGTTGATGGTGCCAGCGTCGAATGTGCTTGCGGTCGCCACCACAGCAACACGGTCTAGTGTTCCGGCAAGAGCGATATGCCCTTGGGATGAAACAGTTATGTTGTCATTTCCTCGAAAGAACATTCCATTGCTTACCCATGTGTTTGTGTCCAAAAGAGTGAACACAATGCTGCCAACAATAGTTGTTGTTCCATCGGTAGTTCCC